TGTGCCTATTGATGCTGATAGAAAACAGCAGTCAGGTAATTTAGTTCCAGGACAAGAAACAATTAACTGTCCAGCTGGAGCTGTATTTATCAGAGGTATACAAGTTTACGATTCAAGCGCCGTGCTTACTGGATCAAACACTTGGTTAGAGAAAAAAGATGTAACCTACCTACAAGAATATCAACCCATTACAGGGACAGCTGCAGCACAGGGTAAACCAAAATACTATGCTATGTTTGGAGGCGCTACAGGTGAAGCAGATACTAACTCAGGACGTATTTTTTTAGCCCCTACACCTAATACAAACTATAAATTTAGAGTGCATTATAATGTGGCCCCAGCTCTTTTAGAGAACAATGATACTAACTATATTAGCTTAAACTTCCCTAATGGCTTGTTATATTGCTGTTTGGCAGAGGCTTATGGCTTCCTAAAAGGTCCAGCAGATATGTTGACTTTATACGAGCAAAAGTATAAAGAAGAAGTACAGAAGTTTGCTAGCGAGCAAATTGGTAGACGTAGAAGAGACGACTACACTGATGGAGCAGTTAGAATACCAATTAACTCAGTAAACCCATAGGAGATAAAAAATGGCAATAACATCGGCAATTTGTACAAGTTTTAAAGTAGAACTTTTAAAAGGAGTTCATAATTTTACTGCAACAACAGGTAATACTTTTAAAATTGCTTTATATGATAGTGATGCAACTCTTGGTGCATCAACTACAGCGTTCACAACTTCGGAAGAAATTACGAATACATCTGGAACTGCTTACACTTCTGGTGGTGCTACGTTAACAAGCGTAACTCCAGTGGCATCAAGCACAACTGCAATCTGTGATTTTTCAGATGTAAGTTTTTCATCAGCTTCTTTTACAGCTAACGGCGCATTAATTTACAATTCATCTGCATCTAATGTAGCTGTTTGTGCGATCGCTTTTGGTTCTGATAAAACAGCGACTAATGGAACTTTCACAATTCAATTTCCAACAGCAGACGCTACAAACGCTATCATAAGATTAGCATAGGAGGACCACTAT